CAAGAAATATCTTGACGGTCATTTAGATGTACCGTCATTTTTTGAGCATGAAGCTGAAGCTCCCGATAGCTTTGTCATTATTCAAAAGACAGGTGGGAAGGAGCGAAATCATTCTGGTAGTGCGACCTTTGCTTTTCAAAGTTATGGCCCAACTATGCAGAAGGCTGCAGAGCTTAATGTGAAAGTGAAAAGTGCTGTGAAAGGATTGATTGAGTTAGATTCAATCTGTGGTGTCCACCTGAACAGTGATTACAATTTTACGGACACTGAAAAAAAACAATATCGATATCAAGCCGTATTTGATATTAATTATTTTTAAAAAGGAGAAATTAAATGGCTACAGAAGCAAATGTAACGACTGCAAAACCTAAAATCGGAGGTGCGGTTTATTCTGCACCTCTTGGAACAACACTGCCAACTGATGCAACTACAAAATTAGATGATGCGTTTAAAGCACTAGGTTATATTTCAGAAGATGGTATGACTAATAGCAACTCCCCTGAGTCAGAAAATATTAAGGCATGGGGTGGTGTCGTTGTAAGTTCAGTTCAAAAGGAAAAGACAGACACATTCAAATATATGCTGATTGAAGCATTGAATGTGGAAGTTTTGAAGGAAGTTTATGGATCAGATAATGTATCTGGGGACTTGTCATCAGGAATTACCATTAAGGCAAATTCAAAAGAATTGCCACATCATTGCCTTGTAATCGAAACAGTTCTAAAAGGTGGTGTACTTAAACGTATTGTTATCCCTTCAGGAAAGGTAACTGCCATCGATGAAATCAATTATAACGATGGAAGTGTTCTTGGATATGGTACGACAGTCACTGCCTTTCCTAACGCTACTGATGACACACACTATGAATACATCAAAGGAGCTTAACTATGTCAAAACAAAATCGCAAAAAGAAAAATAAAGAAGCTGCGCCACAGATTAAAACAATCCGTGGGGTGACTTCGACCGGATTTGCTTTTGAAATCACAAAAGAGCGCTTGGAAAACTATGAGTTGCTTGAAGCAATCGCTGAAGTAGATACAAATCCGGCAGTTTTACCAAAAGTTGTCAAACTTATGCTTGGTAACAAATCAGAAGATTTGAAAAATCATGTACGGACTGCTGATGGCATTGTTCCTTTGGATAAAATGGGTTCAGAAATTAGTGAGATTTTCACAAGTCAGAACCAGTTAAAAAAATAGCGCTCCTTGCTAGAATGATTCAAACAGATGAAGATGCTCTTATTTGTGATTTAGCTGAAACATATGGGGTTTTTGATTACAGACAGTTACCTGCTGACCAGGTAGCTGTTTTTGCTTTTGGTCTGAGAGATGATTCACGGATCAAACTAGCAATGACCAATAGCAAAGTTCCTTTTGAAACCTTTTTGCTTGCAGGCGTGCTTGATAGGCTTTCTGCTCTTGTTTGGTTTAAAACAACGGACGGTCAGAAAGGAATCAACAAACCATTAATGGTTGCAGAGGAACTAACAGGAAAAGCTAAAGCTAAAGAAAGCAAGGAGATGATCTTTGATTCTGGTGAGGACTTTGAAGAATATCGTCAGAAAATTTTAGAAAAGATAGGAGGTGAGGATTAGTGGCTACAGAAATAGCACAGGCTTATGTACAATTAATACCATCAGCTAGAGGGATTACTGGTAAAATCCAATCAATCCTCAATCCTGAAGCGAGTGCAGCTGGACAAAGTGCTGGACAGTCATTGGGTTCTAGTATTGTTGGTGTTATGACGAAAGTTATTGCAGCGGCAGGGATTGGTAAGGCATTTTCGGCAGCAATCAGTGAAGGTGCAGCGCTTCAGCAATCGCTCGGAGGTATTGAAACTCTTTTCAAAGGTTCTGCTGACAAGGTAAAGGGATATGCTAATGAGGCCTACAAGACAACAGGTTTATCAGCTAATGCTTACATGGAGAATGTGACAGGCTTCTCAGCTAGTCTCTTGCAGTCTTTGGGCGGTGATACAAACAAAGCTGCTGAAACAGCAAACATGGCCATGATTGATATGTCAGATAATGCTAACAAGATGGGGACATCGATGGAAAGCATTCAGATGGCTTATCAAGGGTTTGCGAAGCAAAATTACACCATGTTGGATAACCTTAAGCTTGGTTACGGTGGTACAAAGCAAGAAATGCAACGTCTATTGGCTGATGCAGAGAAGTTGACTGGTGTCAAGTACGACATTAACAACCTTTCTGATGTTTATAGCGCCATTCATGCTATCCAGGAGAATTTAGACATCACTGGGACAACAGCTAAAGAGGCAGCATCTACTTTTAGCGGATCGTTTGAATCCATGAAAGCAGCAGCTCAGAATGTACTTGGAAAGTTAGCTTTGGGAGAGGATATCCAACCAGCTCTTGATGCTTTGCTGGAATCAACAAAAACTTTCCTTGTAAATAACCTAGCGCCAATGATCGGAAATATCCTAAAACAACTTCCTAAACTACTTTTAGGGACATTAAAAGGTGTATTTACAAGTATGTTTGGAGAGGGTATTGGAAGTGCTCTAACAGGAATATTAACAACACTAGCAGGTGCATTTGCTGGATTTAAAATTTTCTCAGTGGTTTCTGGGCTCCTTTCTGGCTTGACTGGGATCATTGCAACAGTTAAAACTGCAGTAATGGGATTCTTTGCAATCCTTAGCGCAAATCCAATCGGGATTGTTATTACAGCAATTGGTGCTTTAGTTGCAGGTCTAGTGTATTTCTTTACCCAAACAGAAACAGGGAAAGCAATATTCCAAGATTTCATGACATGGCTATCAGCAACATGGAATGAATTACTACCAGTCCTTACCGAAGTTTGGAACAATATAGTTTCAGCTGCAACCACTGCATGGAATGCTTTGGTTGAATTTGTAATTCCAATTGTTCAAGAAGTAGCCTCATTTATCAAGACGGTTTGGGATAAAATTTCCACTTGGTGGTCTGAAAATCAAGGGTTGATTCAACAGACTTTTGAAACTGTATGGAACGCAATCCAAACGGTAATTCAGACTGTTATGCCGATTATTCAATCCATTATTGAAACAGCAATGAATATCCTTGCTCCTTTTATTGAGACAACATGGAACAATATCTGTACAGTTGTTACTACTGTTTGGGAGTTGATTAAGATTGCTATTCAGACAGCTATGGATGTCATCGGCGGAATCATAAAAGCTGTGATGCAGGTTATTAATGGAGATTGGAGTGGCGCTTGGGAATCTATCAAAGGAGTTGGAGAGGCAATTTGGAACGGGTTGTCTGCTGCAGGTAAGGCTATCTTTGATGGATTTGCGCAGATTCTGTCTAATATTTGGAACACAATATCAAATGTAGCAAGTTCAGCTTGGGAAACACTCAAATCGACTGTTCTTGGACTAATTAATGGGATTGTTAATGGCGCTCAATTAGCGTGGAATAGTATGAAGCAAGCAGTGAGCAGTCTAGTTTCAAGTGTAACAAGTATTTTTAATGGAATTAGAAATATCAATCTTTGGTCCGCTGGTAAAGCAATCTTAGATGGATTCTTAGGCGGATTGAAATCGGCCTGGAATAGCGTTACGGATTTTGTTGGAGGAATTGCTAACTGGATTGCGGAGCATAAAGGACCTATTGAATATGACCGTAAGCTCTTGATTCCTGCTGGTAATGCAATTATGCAAGGTTTGGATGAAGGATTGCAAGATAGATTCAGAGATGTTAAAAACACCGTTGGCAGCATGGCTGGAGAAATTTCTGATGTATTTTCAGGAGATAACCTGGATCTAAATTCGACTTCATCTGTTTCAAAGAATCTTGAAGCACAATTATCTATGCCATCTGCTCAACTTGAAGTAAAAGAGGATAAAACAGTGTCTGAGATAGCGATTCTGAGAGCAAGTATGGAAGATATCCTTACTGCTATCCTTGAAAAACCAACAGATACTTATCTGGACGGTGAGAAAATTTCATGGAACAGCTATCAAAGACAAGGCGCATTCTTGGCAAGGGAGGGTATTTAATGGATTATATGATCATTAATGGTTTTAATACATCAACCATTCCTGGTTGTGTTGTGACAGATTTTGGAGAAGTATCAGGAGCAAAACCAAGAGGTGAAGTAGCTTCGCTTCATGGAGTAAATGGTTCATATCGTATACTGGATGGTTCTTATGAAAGTTACGAAAGGACTTTTAAATTCCACATCAAGAAATTGATCGATATTTCAATCATAGTTGATAAATTTCAACCGAATGATAATATCCTTGAATTTAGTTATCATCCTGAGTCAGTATTTTATGCAGACTTCTTAACAGCAACTTACAAACCTGCTGGAAACCACGCATGGGAACTCACAATTAAGTTGACGATGCAGCCGTTTAGATATCAAAAAAATGTGAATCCAGAAGTATTTACTGCTCCTGGAACAATTACGAATCCTGGTACAGTCTATTCAGAGCCTATCATTGAACTTGAAGGCGATGGAGATGTTTCGATTACTGTTGGTAACAAAACAATGTATCTATCACTGAAAAATAAGGCAACAATAGACTGTCGGCAAGTTAAACAAAATATCTATAATGCTGCAGGTTCTATACAAAATACTCTTCGAAAACGAGGTGGTTTCTTAGAAATTCCCACTGGTAGAACAGGTATCACATATACTGGAAATGTCCGTAAGATTACTATTCGTCCTAATTGGAGGTATCTAGTATGATTTATTTAACAGATGGGAATATACCTCTTAATGCAGCATATGATGATAACATCATACAAGAAGCGAATAGCATCTATCAATTATCGTTCAAGTTTCCTACCAATAATGTGTTATGGCAACGAC